CTATCTGCACCAGTCTTAAGTTCAACAGAACCATTTCCTGCTATACCGATATTAAATTGAGATTTCTTATATCTAGAAACACCAATTGTACCGTAGAGGTCAGCAGAAATTGTGAGGTCTGTAACTCTTTGAACATCAATAGCTACGTTTGCATACTGTCTATTAACAGTAGAAACTTTAGCATTTAGAACAAGAGATGATCCTCCACCAATAGCACCAGGAGCAGTTGTAACCACAAAGTCTGCACTGTAACCAGTACCACCATCAGTAACTATTATTTCTGTAACTACGTTAGCAGTAACAACTATGTTAACTTTGAGTCCAGTACCAGTACCACCTGTTAATCCTACATCAAAATATTGACCATTAGTATATCCAGTACCACCATTTGCAATAATTACATCATCAACAAATCCACCTTGAGTAAAGGTTGACTCAAATGTCAATGGAGACTCACCACGTTCAAACTCAATAATGGTTCCTAGAGGAATAGTTGCATTAACTGGATTGTTTAGTGAGATCGTAGTTAGACCTGCAGCAGTAACAACTCCAGTAATGTTTGTATTAGCTTGAACACCACTTACAGTATTCTTAACTTCATGACCAATAAGAACATCAGAGTTTGTAGTGAAGATCATCTGAGATGATCCTGTAGTACATTGAGCTGCTAACTTAGCAAAGTATCTATTCTCAGCACCCTTAATAGATTGCATTGCTAATGCAAAGTTGGAATCACCTCTTAAGAATGTAAAGGAGTTTGCAGCTCCACCAAGTGCAAGTCTATCTGTTTCAATAACACCAGATGTAATATCAGAAGCAGCAATCTGGTTAGAAGATAGAGATACCCAGTTGTTAGCATCAAATGATGATGTGTTTACAACTCTAGTAATATTAATTGTGTTTGCACTAGGTGTTGTACTATCATCAAATGTATCAGTATCTTCAATCTTAATATTGTTGACAATATCACCATATAATCTACTTTCAATTAAAGCAGTACCTTGTGCTTGTGTACCAGCACCAGCAGGAGCAGAGAATGTTACAGTAGGAGCAGTGGTATATCCTTTACCACCTTTAAATCCGTTAAATTCGTTAATAGTTACAGTAACAACTTGACCATTTGCAATCGTACAAGTTGCAGATGCTGCTACTGCACCTGCTTCTGGGTTACCACCAGCGAATGAAACTGTAGGAGCAACTGTATAACCAGAACCACCGTTACTAACATTAATTTGATATACAACACCCTTTCTATATTCTGTTGCTTGAATACGTCCAGTAGTTAAGCTACCAGTAAAGATGTCACCCATAGTAAATGCAAGGGCGGGATCTGGGTTAAATCCAAGGAACAAACTATCAGTATCATTGTTTAGAATGAATGATGTTGATGTATCCTGTTGGATTGCGATGTCACCAGCAAGTGCTCCTTCTAGAGAAGTTCTTTCTGCTTGATCTGCAACCGTAAAGACACTGAATGGTCTCAATGCAGGAATCTGGTCAATAGAAATCTTACCAGAATCTGTTAATTCAACCAATGCTCTAGGAACAGCGTTAGTAGAGTATGGTTTGTTTATGTAAGGACCTAAGTTGTTAGTAATGTAATCTCTAACTGCTTTTTGTGTAGGTAGTTTAGAGTCACTAGAGTTAGCACCACCCAATGTGTTAGATGCGTCAAATCCAGTAACAACAACATCACCACCTTTTAATTTCAAGAATTCAACTTCAGAAATTGTAACCGTACCAGTAAAGGTAATGTTACCAGTTCTGTTCTCAATTCTAGCAAATGTACCAACCTTGAAGTCTCCAAGTTCGTCAGTACCAGAAACATAGACACGACCATAATTTTCCGATACCTGTTCATATGCTTCTATCTTAGTACCACCGTTCTCAGGTAGAGCAAGGTAGTTAGTACCAGATCCAGCAAATTCCCAAGTATGTGATGAGGAGTTACAAATAGATGGTCTATGTAAGTTAATAGTCTTACCAGATAAAACACTAGTAGATACTGCATTACCAGTAGCTACATCTGTAAGATCCATGGCACCACCAGTACCATCATCAATAGTTAATTGTGCAGAGAAAGGAGGACCAACTGTAACGCCAGCTACAACATCAACAAAGTATTCAATTTCAGTATTAGTATTAGTATAACCATCAATCTTAACAACATAATGCTCTAGTGGTTCTCTTCCCAATCCACTAACTGTAAGAATTGTTCTACCAGTAGGTGTGGAAGATACGTTAGAGATAGTTGCAATATCAAATACATATGGTTTTTCACTGAAACCTCTTGCTCTAAGTGCAAATGTACCGAAGTTAGTAGCAGAGTTGGTAATAGATGCATAACCACCAGACTCACAATAAACACCATCAGCACAGAAGATAACGAATACAGAAACTAACTGAACATAACCATCATTAATAATCTTATATCCAGTACCACCAAAGGAAACGATAGTGAATGCAGATGCAACCATCGACTTACCCTGATTAGGGAAGGATGCAGAACCATCAAGTTCTAATCCTGGGAACGGACAGTTAGGTTGCTTAACCTTAGCACCATCAACCAGAGCACCACTACCACCTAAGAATGAGATAACAGAAGAGTTCTGTGTATATGGAGATGCCTCAATGATTGGATATTCATCATAGTCACCACGAATTGCAACTCTCTGATTATTAGCATCGTAAATAGTATTCTCTGGATATGTAATAATTGTTGCGGTATCATATAGAGCATTGCTAGTTCTAGCTGTAGCACCTGCAGCTATTGTTCCATCTAGAATATCCTCAAAAAGACTCATTGATGTATCAATAGAAGCTTCAACATTAGCACATTGGCTAAGTGTTCCAATAGTGCCGTATATCAATACAGAATTAGTAGCTGATCTAATAAATGTGTGTGCAGATCTTGGTAAATGCTTAAGGGCATTAGTTGTAGCAGATACAAATGTATGTGCAGATTGTGGAATAAATTGAACTCCGTCAGTTACAGCACTTACAAATGTATGTGTATATCCACCACCAGATACTATTGCGTTTGCAGCAGCAGCAGTCCATGTGTGAGAATATCCACCACCACTCTGAAGACCACCAGTTGTAGCAGATACAAATGTGTGAGCAGAATTAACACTAATAGCACCCTGTCCACCGTTAACGTTTACCGTAATTGTAGTGGCAGTTCTAGCAGTAATTGGTAGAGCAGCATCATATGCATAGTCAGCACCGCTTCCAGTAGCTGCTCCAGATGCACGAGGATATGAACTCTGACTATTTGAAGATGCTACACCAACGTTAACAGTAATTGTTGTTGCTCCAACTGCTGTAATAGCAATATCTTGACCAGAAACAGGGTCAGTAGCACGAGGATAAGCATGGTTTGATCCATTGTTATCAGCATCACAAGTAAATGTTACAGCACCATTTGCAATTTGAACAGTGTTACTTGTTGTCAAACTATGAGATCCAATCTCTATGACCATATCACCCGTTGTTGGGTTATATGTTGTACCTGTAACTGCTGTAACAGCACTTCCAACATTAGGAGTAATTCCTCCAGCAGTTCCAGTTACAAATGTATGAGTTCCAACAGCAGCAGGACATTCAAATGTTAATGAATTTGGAGAGAGTTTAATACTTTCTCCAACTTGTAATGCATGATTACCAATGGTGAGTTCCATATCACCACTTGTAGTATTATAAGTTGCATCTGTTACTGTGTGATTAACAGTAGGTGATGGTCCAACATTAAGGGTAATTGTTCCTGTTCCAACAGCAGTAATTGGTACTGCCTGTTCAAATGCTCTATCACGCTTAGCTTTAACACCATTAGAAGTAGCAGATATGAATGTATGATCAGTTACGTTTGTTGAAGGAATAACAGATAATACTTGAATAGCAATTGAGTCTGTAGTTGGTACTGTCTGAACTTGTACATACTTACCGCTGATTGGGTCAGTCGCTCTTGGATATGTGTGTTGCGTATTGTTATTATCTTCTAAACAAGTAAATGTTAATGAATTATCGTCTAGCTTAATCCAGTCACCAACCTTTATTCCATGAGCAGGAATTTGAAGTGTTAATACACCTGTTGTTGGATTATAATCAGCATCAGTTGCTGTGTAATTATCAATTATATTTCTAGGATAAGTATGCGTAGTAGCACCACCATCCTTACTACAAGTAAAGGTTAATGAATCAGTTGCAATCCTAACACCTTCACCAACAGATAAAGTATGAGCACCAATTGTTAATACTAAATCTCCAGTAGGAGGATCATAAGTTGCACCAGTTACCTGATGATTAACTTGAGGTGAAGTACCTACGTTAACTGTAACATTTCCAGTTTGTCTTTCAATACCATTAGAAGATGCACTTACAAAAGTATGTCCTCCTGTGTAAGAAGATGGACCAGTGTTAATTTCAAATGTGTCAGTGGTTACGTTACTGATTGCTACCCATCTACCACTTAAATTATCAAAGTTAGCACGAGGATATGTTTTGTTTGTTGCTCCACCATCTAAAACACAATTAAATGTCAGAGAATCATCAGCAATCTTTACATAATCTCCATTAGCGAAATTATGGTTAGCACTTGTTATAACCAAACTTCCTGTAGTTGGTGTATAAACAGCATTGGTAGCTGTATGTTGAGTAGAAGCAACGTTTGTAATAGTTAAAGATTCACCTGAAGCAGGATCAGATGCACGTGGATATGAATGAAGAGTAGAGTTGTTATCTTTATCACAAGTAAATGATAGAGCTCCATTTGCAATTACAATACCTTTATCAACTGCAAGACCATGCTGCCCAAGGGCAAGAACCATATCACCAGTTGTTGCATTATAAGTTGCGTTAGTTGGGGTAAAGTTTTTATTTGCAGGAGAAACACCAACGTTTAATGTAACAGTTGTATCTGATACACTGTCAATAGGTATAGATCTTCCTGAAAATGGATCGTGACCTGCTCTTGGATATGTTTTAGTAGAGCTATTTCCATCCATCGTACATGTGAACGATAGACTATCATCATCAAGTACAACACCTTCTCCAACACTAAGTCCGTGACCACTTCCAATTGTTAAAACTAATGCACCTGTAGCTGGATCGTATGTAGCATCTGTTGGTGTCCATTGATCATCAGCACCTGTAGCACCAACGTTAATTGTAAATGAAGATGCAGTTGTTGATGTAACTGCAAGATTATTTTCGTATGCAGGTTGACCTACTTGTGGATACTTATGCTCTGTAGCATTTCCATCCATACCACAAGTAAACACCATTGACTCTGGTGCAACTTTAACACTGTTACTAGTAGTAACACTATGACCAGTTACGGTCATTGTAAGATCACCATTAACAGGGTTGTAGCTTACTGCTGATGGTGTATGTTGTGCTATAGGAGCTCCTGCACTTGAATCTGGAAGAATATTCCAATCTTCAAATTTAGGATAAGGAGAAGTTAATACAGTAGGATTGTAAACAATAATAGTTCCATCTGTTACTGCACTTATAAATGTATGAGCTGAACCAGAAGCAACACCTGCATCACCAACATTAGTAGAAACTGTAGTTGTACCACCTGAAGATGAAACTGCTGTAATTTCAAAACTCTTTCCATAAGTAGGGTCAGTTCTTGAAGGACCAGGATGCTGACCAGTTACACTGTTATAAGTACACTCCCAATTTAAAGCATCTTCTTTAAATGCAATTCTATCTCCTACACTAGGAGCAATAAGAGGATCAGCGAAAAGTACCTCTAATGCACCTGTACCAGGATTGTATGTTGCGTTAGTTGGAGTAAGATCAATATATGTTCCATCAGTCCAGTTACGCATTGCTGCAATTGCATATGTCTTTGCTCTCTGATATGCATAAATTGTTTCTGCTTTCTGTGCCTCAGGAATACCAGTTAAAGCTGTCTGTGTGAAATATTCTTCAGCAGCTATAACAATATTTTCGTTACCACCTAATACTAAATCTTTTGCTAGATTACTTAGAGTAATACGAAGATCTCTCTTACATTTTCTTTCGTCTGTATTGTTAAGTGCAAATAATGGGAACTGACCTAATGTATCACGTAAAGCTTGATCAGCAATTAGATACTTATTTCTTTCAATTAAGTATGCAGCATCTAGATATGTTGCACTTTGGTTCTTTGTAATAATATCAACCCAAAGATATGCCAAAGTATCAATTGCAGATTTAACATCAGCACAAACAGGAGTTCCTGCAGTTGTATTGATAATTGTATCATCAAAATATCTTGGTAGAGATGAATATTTTGGAACATAGGTTGGTTCTGTTGTAGTACCATCACCAGTTTTCCAATTTCTCATTGCATAGATGCAAAGCTCTCGTGCATATTCAATAGCACGGAAGTTTTGAACTATCTCATTTTTAATATATGCAATGTCACCACCAACAATGACTTTACTAGCACCTTCAATAGTATTGTGGTTGGTACCAAATTCTAAGTCTCTAACAATAGCATTAACAAAATGGACAACATCTTCCTTACATTGTTCATCACCATCACTATTTGTACTGTCATTACTGCTAGGTCTAGCACTGTAAGAAGGATAAGTCTTTTGACCTGATGCACATGATAATAAAATATCTGCTAGCTTTACAGTATCATCTTCTACTAGAGTTGTAAGTGCAGAGTCTACTGTAATAGTTGCAGAACCTGTAACAGCATTATCATAAACAAAATTTGTGATATTTACAGTTGTATTTTCAAACTTAACTGTACCACCAGAAACATAAGTATGATCTATTGAAGTTTGACCTAATACTACTTTAAAAGTAGTTCCACCACCAGTAATATCATATACCTGATAATATGAATTAGCAAATTCTGCATTAATTCTTCCTAATACTTCATCAGCAATAAACTCTCTGTTATTACGTAATAATATACATGCGTCTTGGAATCTTCTACTTATAGGAGCTGATAGAGGGAAACTATTTGGAGTGTTAAGTAAAGATAATGTAACTATTTTTGTAGCATTCTTAACAGTTGCAAATTGACCAGGATCCAGATTAGCATCTGTGATTCCTGGCATCTTCTTAGGTATAACAAATCGTCTGCAACGACCATCATTATCTTCTAAGACTTTATAAATTCTTTGTTTACCGTTAAGAACAGATAAATCAGGGTTTGAAGTTGGAAGATTTTCAATTAAAATTTCTTGACCTTCTTTAAACTCGTGTATATTTGTTCTACCAACTAGTGCGTTAGTATAGAATACAATACCACCACTATCTTCAGCACTACCAAATTGAGATTCTTGGAAACCACCTTGAGTAATACTAGGATCACCTTGTAATGAGAAATCGATTCTAGAAATAGGTAGAGTTGTAGTATAATCTTCGTCTACTGATACAACCTCACCCTCAGCTCTAATTGACTTAATTGCAGTAGTATCAATAGTTTCAGTTTGTGCTGTAGCTTGATTAATTACATATGTACCACCAACCCCTGTTGCATCCCATGTAGGAGCAGCTAGAATTGGAAAGAATGTTACATCCCAAATATTACTTGCAGATTGTGTAGTATCAATTTCAGCAACTTCATAGAATCCTGAGAAAGCAGCACCTGTTGATGGTGTTCCTACCAATTGAACAATTGTACCACCTGGAATAGTTCCAGTAGGATCTTGTGTAAATCTTAGAGTATTTGGTCCTTGTTGACCAGTTATAGCAAGGTTGATAACACTACCTGCACCAGCAGATGTGATATAATTAAATTGCTCACCTTCAACGAAAGAACCAGATTGTAGTTGAACATCAATAGTACCATTAACGTGTGCACTAGCACCAGTAGTAGTATCAAATACAACGTCAAATATTTTTGCTCTCGAACCAGTGTTAACACCTTTTACAATTAAACCAGATACTAATGTAGCTAAACCTGTGTTATTCTGGAAAGTAACACGGAACTGTTGAGGTCCAAATACTTGATGACCAACAGGGAACGATGTACCAGCATCACCATTAGCATCAACATCAACCATGATTCTTTGCTTGTCGTCAAAGACCATGGCGTAATCCCAAGTAGCAACAGAGTCGCCATTAGAATCAACTTGGTCACGATAAGTAACACCAAGAACATAGTTCTTATCACCAAACTTAACCATGTGTTTACCAGGGTTAGCTGGTCTGATAATTACCAAACGTAAGTTATCACCGACGATTGATGCATCTGGTGGTAATGATATTGGGTTATCTTCTACATATTCTCCACCAGATACAATAATAGTTTCTTTAACACCAGGCGTTTTCCATGCCTCTTGTGCTGCTTTCTTAATAGTTCTAACTGGGTTTACAGCAGATCGACCATCGTTAAGGTCAGAACCAATCTGTGCTGAAACGTAAATACGACCACCAACGTCATTCGTTGCTAGGTTAAGGACGTATTCTGTAGTTGCAATCTTGTCTGATCTATCACCTAGTAGAGGTGTAATAGATCTTGGATATATTCCAGCATCTCCAGTATCGTTATATCTAAACTCAGTTGGATCATTGACGCGGAAACCGATGTGTTTAAACTGAACTTCACCATTCAGTACAATACCATCAAGATGTTCTGGAGCTTCAGATCCAGTTTGTCCAGTATTTAATGATTGATAAACATTAGCACCAAAATATCTGTATTGATTTTCCTGTATGATAACATTAGCAGCCCACAAGGTGCCTGTGTTATTCATATAAGTCTTTAAATTCGGTCCCCTTAGGTTTGCATCAGGAGTAACGAAGTTATCAATATCTAAGTTTAGAATTCTTGCCGTATCAGAAATGATAGACGTAGATGTTCTAATAGCACCATTAATATCAAGTTCAAAATCAACAGTATCAAGTTCTGCATAAGCAGTAGCACCTTGACCACCACCTCCTGAAATAGTAACTAAAGGAGCAATAGTATATCCAGAACCTGGGTTATTAACAGCAATTGTGGTTACTTTACCGTTAAAAATAAACGCAGAAGCAAGTGCTTGAATACCACCTTCAACATTAGGAGGTCCAATAGTTACTGTCGGGTTTACAGTATATCCAGTACCTGCAGTTTCGAGAACAATGTTATTAACTCTATTTCCAGTTCGGTTAATACCGACACGGGGTAATTGGGTGGCAGAATCTAACTCAGCTCGCAAGACTTCTTTTTCGTCTGCTCCTGTGCCGATTCTTATCGTTGCTTCATTATCACCGATGAATTTAGAGTTGACGCCTCTAATCTTCTCTTTATCGGAATTAATATGAAAACTCATGGTGTTCCCGTGCTTTTGACTTTTTTCCTATTCTATATTTAGCACTAAGCCCACTCGATACTAATAACTTCTGTGGATGCAACCCATTTAATTGTTGATGTAGTACCAGCTCTTGTGCTATTATAGCTAAAAACATTTGTTCCACCAGTAGGTTGGATGTCCCAAGTTTCACCTACGGGAATATCATCTTTAATTACTGTTTGGAAACTAGACATAATATTTACATTTCCTGATCCGTCACACATGACAGCAGTCTCAAATTTAACAGCATATATAGTTCCTGCTTCATTAGCTGCAATGATAGTTCCTGTGACAAAGTTTAGAGTATTATTTGCAATAGGAATTTTAGTTCCTAATCCATCCAAGTCAAGAGTAGAGGTATTAAGACCTCTTAAAATATAACGAGTTGTATGACTATCCGTAAAGTGACTATTCTTTAGTTCTAGACTATTAAAATCTTTTCCATTCCTGAGTTCATCAACAATGACAGTTTTGCCTACAGCAAAACCACCTTTAGAATCAAATTTTTCGGTTGTAGTTGCCATTTTTATTTTTTAGTAATAGTAGATACGATTGTGATCTCGATTTGATGACCAGTAAGAAGGTTTGCACCAAGTTCAAAATTGATTCTAGCAAGGTTGCCAGCTGTTCTCTCAAAGGTAGGAACAACCAATTGCTGTCCCGTTCTAACATTACCATACTCTGTATGGAAGATATCTGTTCCATTATCTATAATACCAAACTCATAAAATTCTCTATCATTGTTACTTAAATTTTCTGCAACTACAACTGTTTTAGCTCCTACTGCAGCTGTGGCATTATAGATGTCAGATCCACCTGTGTTTGCAGAACCCTTAGTTAGAGTTACTTTTTCTGTTAGAATCTTAGTGTCTGCAAGTTCAAACTCTTTAAGATCTCCATCAAAAACTTTGACTCCAGTAAAGTTGCCTGTACCGAATGTTGTATTGAAATAAACATCACCTTGATTATCAAGTCTAAGAACTGGATCAACTGATAAACCACCAGAAAGACCTAGGTCAAAGTATTGCTTACTGGTATGTAAGAATGTTCTATCTGCAAGAGTATTATCAAGAGTTGTTTCAGCATTATCGAATGTCATCAAACTTGCTGTAATTTCAAATTCACTAGATGTACTAGAGATAATAGTATCTACGCTATAGAATTCAAGTGCAGATGCAGTAAGACGCATCGTGTTTGTTCCATCATTGTAGAAATACAAAATATTCTCGTTTGCACCAGGTGAAGTCTCAGGAATAATATAAGTGTTTTGATCAACGTCTTTTACTCCACCAAGAGAACCCCAGTTAGATCCATCATAACCTTCAAACTGACTAGCAGTTGTATTAAATCTAATACCACCTTGGATTACTGCACCTCTTTCAGAGTCAGTACCAGAAGGAATTGCTATGCTAGTATTTGCACTACATATAATCTTCTTACCAGCATTAGGTTGAAAAGTAAGATCACTAATATCTGTAGAAATAATACTATCTCTAAGTCTCAAATCTCCGTTAATTACTAAGGGAGAAGAACCTAATGGATCTAATCTAATTTCCTCAACGTCAACAAATGTTAACGGTGCAACTGCAAGACCCCAGAAGGACAGAGTTGCTGTTCCATTTGGTACTGCACCAGAAGTGTGTGTTGGTTCGTTACCACTGGTAGCAGTTGTACCAGCTACAGTTACTTCATATAGATTGTTCTTATACTTCAGATATGCACCAACTAATACTGGTAAATTCTCAACCCAATTAGTAAATGCTGGAGCAGCTGTATTTGCAGACTTAATAGTTTTATTAGTTCTGAATTCTAATTCATTTGGAGTAAACTTAACAGTATTAGCTCCATCATTATAGAACCAAAGTGTGTTATCATTAGAACCAATAGAAAGTTCTGCAGTGATGTATGTGTTTCCATCCAAGTCTCTTACACCACCAAGAGAAGACCAGGAAGAAGTTGCAGCACTATAACCTTCATATTGATTACTATCAGTATTAAATCTGATAGATCCATTGTCTGCACCACTAACACCAGGACGTTGTGCAGTTGTACCAGCAGGAATATTAACAGAACCAAAACCAGTAAATTTGGTAATTTTACCAGTAGGAGCTGTTATAACTATGTCACTACCAGAATCAGAAGAAATAACATTATTCTCAATGAATATATTATCGTTTACATTAAGTTTATCTGTAGTCTTAATTTCACCTGTAGTAACAACATCACTGGTTGATTGAGTAACAGAAAATCCACCAACTGAGAAGTCTGCAGTAGACGCTACAGAACTTCCTGATAGAGTAAGAGCAGAACCACCTGAGGTAACTAATGGAGTTGTAACGCTAGTAGTTGCTGCAACAGTAGTAGATGAAATATCAGGAGCACTAAGGATATCAATAGTACCTTCAGAAGCTTTAATGTCAGAAACAGTTACCTCACCAGTAAGAACTTCCATTGTGACGATATTTACAGAAGAAATATCTGTAGCTCTTAGAAGTAATCCAGTACCAAATGTCTTAGGGTTGTTAGGATCAATAGTTATTAATGCTTCGTTGTTATCTTCACCACCTTCGTCTTCGTGACCAGCACCAGAAGCACAATAGTAATAAAGATTTGGAGTTGCAGAAGTAACAGTCAAATCTAGATAATCAACACCTCTTTCCACACCATCAGTGTATTCAGTACCACTAAAAGTAACAACTGTAGCACCTCCTGTTTCTGGTAAAATAGTAAGAGTTAATTGAGTTGCACTGTCAATAGATTCAACTCTTGTATCGGACGCTAATAAACCATCGCCACTAACTTTAGAAGCAAGCATTCCAACCTGAATACCTGTAGTAGATGCTACAGTTATTTGATAACTAGCTACATTTAATGTTGTACTAACATTCTCTACTAAACTTGGAGAGTATATTCCATCTCTAAATTTACTAAGAGAAAATTGGTGACCAGACATGCTATTATCACTGGTATCAAATCTGTAAGTATTACCAACATAAATTGTCCATGCTGGAGTAAGAGTTGCACCAGATCCAACATCTATCAGGAATCTAAATTCAAGATTACCTGCTGTATCAGATGTATACTGTGTTCCAGGAACACCAGTTTTAATAAACTGCTTTCCAGCAGTAAATGCACTAGCTTGGTCTACTTCAAGTAGAATAGTAGAAATATTACCACTACCATCTAAATTAACATTTAAAACATTAACTGCTGTAGTAGTCGCTGTGGTATCAGCAGTAACAGTAATATCATTTGCAGGAGTAGCTCCACCAACCAAGTTACCAGCAATCGTTAGAGTATCACTATCAGAATATCCAATACCACCATCATTGATAGTTACTGCACTAATTGTGCCATCCTGCCCCCTCTCAACATCAAATGTTGCACCACTACCATTTCCAGCAGTTGTAGAAGCAACAGCACTAAATGTTCCACTCTCGTCTGATGTGAATGTTAGATTAATACTAGCAGTCTGAAGGAATGCAGCAGATAGTGTTACTTGAGTTGCACTATCAACAGATGCAACAGTAACATTAACTGCAAGGTTACCACTTCCATCTTCTGTTACTGCGTCTCCAACACTAATACCAGTTGTATCTGCGAGTGTTGCTGTAAATGCTCCTTGAACACAGTTACAAGCAAGGGGACCAGTTGTAGTTTGTGCAATGTCACCACCTGTAAAGGAGATGTTTGTGATACCTCCAGCTAGTTCTTCTAATGTATCACTAGTTGTAATAGTTCCACCAGCAACAGTTTGAATTAAAGTAATCTTTTGAACGTCTTTAGACGTTACTGGATAAACGATAGGTTGAGTTAAATCACTAGAATTTACTGTGAACTCATCAAGTGGAGAATAACCATTACCTACTTCTACTAAAGTAAAACTTCCTACCTCACCAAGAGTATCAATTGTGTAAGTAAAATCATCTGCAGGGTCACCAAATGCAGGAATAAAGTTAACAACAGCAGGTCCTAATGTAGTTGGGGTATCTGATAATGTAACAGTGGTAGCACTGTCAACGTTAGCAATCGTTGTATCTGCTGCTAGTACACCTGTACCACTTACCTTCTCTACTTTAAATCCAATACTAAGTCCTGCTGTGCTTGTAAGAGTAAGTTCGTTTGCAGATGTTGTAGAGAATATTAAATTTGCTGAACCAGATACAGTTGGATTTGCAGACAGTGTTATTTGTGTTGCACTATCAATAGATGCAATAGTGGTTCCTTGAGCAAGTTCACCAGTATCTCCAGCACTTCCACTTACATTTAGACCTACTATAAGACTGGATGTATCTGTAATAACTACCTGAGCACTACCTGTACTTAAAGTTGCAGTGAATGGTGAAGATTCACCAGGTAGATATACAGATACGTTAGAAATTTGTTTAGGTAATTCTAGTACATCACCAATTTGATATCCAGATCCTCTTTCATTAAGAACAAAATTAGTAAGATCACCAGGAATAGCTGAAACTGTCCATTGAAAACCAGATCCACCTCCACTTCCTACAGAAGCATCATTTACGCTAAGTACGTCACCATTTTGATAACCAGTACCACTATCAGTAATTGTTACACTATCAACAATACCTGTATTAGTTATACTAGAAATAGTATACTCAAATCCAGATCCTGTATTACCAACTAAACTAGTCGGAATGCTAACTACATCTCCTGTTTTATAATCAACACCTGTATTAGTCCATTGTACATCAGTAACTGCACCACCTGAAATAGTAACATCAAAGAAACCTTGCCAACCATAATGAGTGTATGTTGATGTGTCTTGTAAGGTAATACTACCACCTGCAGGACCCATTCCTGCATGGTTTGAACATTCATAACGAATATTATTACTACCTGTGGTAGCACCAGGTTTTATTACAACATCAGTAAAGCATCCTGCTTGTCCATAAACACCAGCAGTGAACCATTCAAACTGGTCTAGAAAGTCAATAGATCCTCCATTAGCAAGTTGGAAGGTCATTCTATGCTCACTTCCTGCTGCTCCTGGATTCTCACCCTGAATAGATGAATCTGAAAGATCAAATCTATATGTGTTACCAACGTCTAATGTTAGTTGAGGTTGATCTACACCATCAATATTATAGATGAAATTTGGTTGTCCTGAACCACCAGCATTAGGGTTAGCTACAGATGTAACAACAAATGTTTGAACTGGTTCGTTAAATATTTGAACCTGTGCATAAACACCATCGGTATATCCACTACCAGTATCAGTAATACTTCCTACAGGAGTTGATGTACCACTAATTTCAATGGTAGCTTCTGCTCCAGATCCACTTCCTCCTGTAAGAGGAACGTTCTGAAAAGTAGAAGGAAAATAAGCAGAACCAGGATTTGTGATAGCACCTTCAAGTTCAGTAATATCAAAGCTTACAAGTGCTCCAGTTCCATTACCACCTTCAAGAGGAACTGATAGATACTGACCAGTAACATAACCAGAACCAGAATTTGTAATAGAACCATCAAATGCTAAGACTTCAAGGTCCACTGTAGCATTTTGTCCTGTACCACCAATTAGAGGAACTGATGTATATGAACCAGCATCATATCCACTACCACCACTAACCAAAGTAATTAGAGATTGTGCTAGTTTTCTTTGCTGAATATTAATATCTTGGTATGTCGTAACTTCTGATAACTTAAAATCAGCAATTTTCTTACCACTATTGACAAACCCTATAGTTTTTACACCAGCTTTGTAGATACCTAACTGTGTGTCACTAGAAAATTTGAGTGACGGATCTCCAACTAGACCATCTCCTAGTTGTAGATTACCAGTGGATAGGTCACTACCACCAGATGTTACGCTAAAAAGAGCATTACTTATTTGATTAATCTTTAGCCTTTGAGACTCAAAGGTATCGGTCTTAGCTACATTAATTGCTGGCATTTTTTATTATTCCGCGTAGAATTGATTTGAGTTCAGAGACTTCATTCTTCAATGTATTTATGTCTTCCAATGCGGAACTTAGCTGCATAGATTTCCTTCTTGCAGCTATAGCAGAATCATCCAAATTCAAGATGGCACCAGTGTTTTGGTCTCTTACGAGACCATCATGTCCATCAACTTTCACAAAGTCCATATGCGGAAATTAGAATGCAGCTACAGAACGAATGTCTTGAATCTTAGGTACATACGCTGGATTGACTCCTTTCATTACAATTTTGATTGCAAAAGATGAATATTCTGGCAGATTTGATACTGTATATTTAAGATCTTGATATGCAGATTGTTTCTCTACTATTCCAGAAATTGTATTTTCGCTAGTTGCAATTTCAAATGTATCTGGTTCTCCTTTTTCATTAAAGTAGACCCAATCTATATCATCAAAATTCTCTTGACTAGATGCCTTCTTAAACTTATAGAATACTTCTAAATTAGAGATGTCTTTAACATTTGCAAGTAAATGTACATCAATTGCAGTAGCTGGACTTGTAATAGAAACTTCTTTAGTTACGTACTTAGAAACAGCAGATCCATTCTTGGATGTATCTTCAGCAACAAAGTCTAATCCATTTGTATATGTTACCTTTCCAACTTCCAAATAATTAGCTTCATCATCTGGTTGATTAGGATACTTAGCAAAATCACCTACACGGAAAATATCAGCAATTTGATCTCCAACAACAGAATTTCTGTTATATAAAGCACTATCAATGATTCTATCAGTGTAATTATCATTAATAGGATTGGTATCAACTCTTAAAGTTAACTTTTGTGTTTCACTATTCCAAATAGTAGCTTTACCAGTAATAATATTATCGTATGTCTGTAATATAGAAGATGGGTTACGTGCTACAATAGTTGCAGCATCTGCAATAATTGCTGGAACTAAAGATGGATTTGAATCTACAGTAACATTTGTAAGACCTAATTGATCTCCTAGAGTTACAGTTTCTCCTTTCTGGAAGAATTGACTAGTCTTAACTCTAACGTATACAACTTGACCTACAACTCTAGCAATAGTTCCTACTGTCTTAGTAGTATCACCATTAATTGTTTGATTATCTTTTATATCTGTAGCACCGTTACCAGCAAGATTAAATTGATAAACTGGATAGAATTCAATAATTTGATCTCTTCTACCAAATCTATCTTCTTGTCCAGTAGCATTTTCAATTCTATTTGATACTGTTTTTACAGTAGCACTAGAAAGATCAATAATTGGACTCAAATGAGACACAGTAGACGATAGATTAATCTTATATGTAAGTGACTGAGATAAACCGTTTAGAGTTTCATTAATATTAGATGCAATAAACTTTTGATTAGTGAAGTAATGTGGTTCATTCAAGAAAGTCTTTTCATAATCAGATTGTGAATATGAAGTAAAGTTAGTTGTAGTAGAATCTACTGGAACAACATTAGTTGTTTTAACTTCTGTTGTTAAAGTAGTACCAGTAAATGAAAGATATGAAACTTGTGGATATAGAGTCTCATACTTTCTATTCGTAGATGCATATACAGAACTTCCACCACCAATAGAATTACCAGCAGCTTGAGAGCTAGAAACAATATTATATGAATCAATACCAGAATTACTTACTTGGAATAAGGTGTTATTTAAAATTGCTGATGTAATACCACCTGTTTCTAATGCAGTTCTATAGAACACATAAGAATTTCCAGCAGTCTCAAATCCATGATCTCTATGATTTACTTTAATAATAGAATTATTGTTCTTGAATAGCTTAGAAGTGGAGTTAGTATTTGCATTTGCATTTGTTTCAAATGGATGCTCACCTAGAAGTTCATAACCAAGACTTTCATTTTTAATTAAAAGTTCTGCTGGTCTTGCAGTATTAAATTCTGCACGATACATTGTGAACTTAAGATCTTCAAAATTATCTTCAGTCCAACTTTCGGTATTCTGGGAACGGTATACCGAACCTAAAGATG